TCTACAGGCGGATCCCCATGTGCAGAAATAAATTTTATGGGCTGCCAGAATTACACAACGGAAGACTGTTGGTACCCTGTTGGTGAAGCAGCGGTACAAGCTTGTAATAATTATTATGCTGGTAGTAGTAACAATAACAACAACAACAGCAACAAGAGAACTTGTCTAAAGGAGAGAGATATTTGGATTTCCGTATTAAATTATTGTCTTGAATTATCTTCTTCCTGGTCTTCGACTTCTTATGATATTTTATATAATTTTATTAAGAATTTAATTAAAACGTTTAGTACTAGTGATTCCGGGACTCAAACTAGGAATGGAAGGGTAAGATCCACTTTTTCTACAAGTGATTCGGAGAAAATAGCTACAGCTATAATCAATAATCTTTGCAACCCCAAGGGAACAGATTATTACAGTTCCCCTGATGAAATTGGTAGTACAGAAGATGATATAGTTAGTTTAATACAAGATATGTATGAACTATACCAAGACGGTGACCTATCAGATCCTGGTAAACCTGACTTTAACGGCGGGGGTGGTTCATCTCCCAGTCCCAGTCCCACTCCGTCAGGTGGAGGTGATGACAGTAATACAACTCAAATAATTCTATGGGTTGTTATAGGATTATTAGCTTTAGGATTGGTGATAGGATTAATAATATATTTTATGCGCCGTCGTAATAAGACACGAGGATCATCTCCTGCCCCCAAAAAGAGTTCTCCAACTAATATACCAATGGTACCCTCCTCCTCATCATACGATGGTCCTGCAGTTGCACCATCTGAGACACTCGGGGTGATTGAACCATAAAATAAAATTGAATTTAGGGTATTTTAATTTGTAGAAAAATTAAAATCATGTCTTCCATACAAATTCAGGATTATACAGCAAAATCATTCGTAGTCCGTGGTGATACCCGTGATTACAAAGAAGATATCAAAACCATCGGTGGTATATGGAATGCAAGTCTAACAGACAAGGAGAGTGGTGAAAGATTCGGTGGGTGGATTTTTCCTAATGGAAAGCGTAGGGAGGTAGAAAAATGGTTATGTGAGAAGGATAATGGTCATGAGGAAAAGAAGACTCAGGAAGTCAGACCATCCTTAATGCAACAGTGTACTATATCTTATCTAGATCAACAAGAGATTGAGAATATGAGAAATATGTTGGTGGCATTAACAGAAGTTGTAGAAAACAGTGTATCCCCAGATGTAATGTTACCTATTACTGAGTTACCTTTCTACCAGAAATATTGTCTTTCAATTGTAGAGGAAACTTCAGATATTGAAGAGGAGGATGAAACACCACATGTCCCTAAACGACTTTTAAAATAATTTTTCTATTGAAGCTAATTATGATAATTTATTATGTAAATCATAATAAATTAGATGGTACGTGCTAGAGGAGTTTTGCTACAAAGTCAGTTTAAAAATGTTGGGTGTCCCTGTTGTAACTTATTTCGTGGTTCGTTTCAAGATTATAGTCTTGGTTATTGTAAGAAAATAGACGATGGAACGTAATTACTTACATATTAAAAATGATTCTTAAGGACAAGATCCTTAAGAATTAATAAACAAGATGGGTATCAAACATTTTTTCATATGGTTCAAAAATCAGTTTTCAGAAGATATTCATAAAGTAAAACAAACGGAATTCTTAAAAGATAAGAATATCGATATAGACAATCTGATGATAGATATGAATGGTATATTTCATACTAGTGCTCAAAAAATATATGAATATGGTAATTATCAAACTCCACCACGCTTATTACAAAACAGATCCTCCAATAAGAATAGACAAAATACTCTTCATTTACAACTTAAAATGTTTGAAGATGTTTGTAATACTATTGACTTAATTTTGAACATCGTAAAACCGAACAAGAAATTAATATTGTGTGTAGATGGACCTGCACCCATTAGCAAACAGAATCAACAACGTCAAAGACGTTTTAGAAGCGCTGCGGAGAGTAATAACTCCTGTTTATTCGACAGTAATAATATTACTCCCGGTACTAAATTTATGGACTTTTTGACTAAATATATTGATTGGTATATACGCAAAAAGATACACCAGGACGAACTATGGAAAAATATACAAGTTATTTTTTCAAATGAGAAAGCCCCTGGGGAGGGGGAACATAAAATTATCAACTATATTAGATTTTACGGAAATAGGGAAGATACATATTGTATTCATGGTTTGGACGCCGATCTTATCATGTTGGCCCTAGGTACTCATTTACCTAATTTTTACATATTGAGGGAAGATATGTATGACGCAGCCAATGATTATTTTTGCGTTGATGTTGGGAAGATACATGATAAGTTGAGTAATGTGATGAAATGGGAATCAGATAATTATGATTTTAATATAAAGTCTTCTATTGACGATTTTATTTTTATGTGTTTTATGGTCGGTAATGATTTCTTACCTCATATTCCATCCATTGAAATTATAGAAGCCGGTATAGAACTGATGATAGATATATATAAACAAGTCTGCACAAGCTACGGACATTTAACAATCAATACAAATGATAGAATACGTTTTATACCTAAAACAGTTGGAATGTTTATGCAAACTATAGGCTTTAATGAAAAAGCTAATTTTGAAAATAAATTGTCTAAGAAGGCATGTTTTTTCCCAGATCCACTCCTAGAAAAATGCAGTATTCAAAACGAAAATAAATGGACTGTAGATATTGAAAAATATAAAGACTATTATTGCTCTACTAAGATAACTGAAGAAAATATAGAAAAAGTATGTCACGACTATTTAGAAGGTATGCAATGGGTTTTATCTTACTACACTAGGGGTGTTCCACATTGGAAATGGCATTACACGGAACATTATGCGCCTCCAGCATCAATTTTAAGCCAATATGTTGACACGTTTAAATTTCCTACATATCCAGTCACAAATCCGTCAACTCCTTTTCAACAATTGTTATGTGTTTTACCTCCGAAAAATGCAAATTTAATACCCAAACCATTATCTAATTTGCTAACTAATGAAGTTTCACCCATTAAAAAACATTGTCCAGAAATAATAGAAATAGATTTGGCGGGAAAAAGGAAAGAATGGGAGGGTATTGTTTTACTTCCCATGGTTGACTTTAATCTAGTTCGTAGAGAATATATGAAAATAATAGATCAAGTATCTGTCTTAGAGTTGAAACGAAACATAATAGGTAGATCTTTTCTTTATGAAAAAGTACATAAATACCCTTATTTATTCAAATCATATTATGGTAATATAGAAAATTGTACTATTAAAACAACTTTGATAGATTTGTAAGTATTTATTATTAATAATAATAAATACCCTAGGAATTACAATTTTTATTGTAATCAATAATTTTTGCATTATTTGCTTGTTTAATAAACCAACTATCCGAATATCTATTCTTATCCCTATCTATCGTACCGCATTCATAACATTCTGGTTTTAGTAGTATAGCAGTGGGATTAACCTTATGATCTGCTATAACACAGTCAGGGTTATTCTTAGACGTTTCCAATAGCTTTTCGATAAAATCATTTCCATATATAATATGATCCTTAAGAGCTATTATAATCGTATCACATTCTTTCTCTTGTATTAATACAGGTACAATATTTGTTGCTTGTCCATAATCCATAGCCGATGGGAAGATATTAACGAAGTCGTTGTATTTTTTAGGTATATCATACTTTTCTCCCAAGAACTCTTCTGGAACTACCATATAAATATTATTAACTCGACTGCTTTGATCTAACACAGATTTTAACATATCGTCTATCTTGGATGTTCTCACTCTGTTTGGTGTAGTTGAGAATGTAACTATAACTTTGTTATCAACGATTTTTGGTTTATCGGCATAGTTATTAATACATGTTGTGAGATTTTTCAATTTAATATTAATTTTTCTACCGTATTTAGAATAAATCAGATATATAAGTATGATAATTAACAAGAATGCTCCAATTGCTGCAATATTCATTTTATTATACTTTACTATATTATTTATAACATTTTATTATGAATTCATAATAAAATCATGAACTTATTTTTAAGGTGATTTTCTGATCTTTTTATTTCCATATTGGCTTCGTCTGGTACTTTCTTGATTACGTTTAATAAATTTATAAGCTTCACAATCACACTCTCTGCAATATCCATTCAAAGCTACAGCTCCATTCTTAAATTTAACAACACCCATATGTTCAGGATTAGACTTGCATCTCTTCCTACATCCAACACAATAGAATTCATCTACTCGTAAAGGAGTTTTTAGTGCACTTGGTCTTGGCATTTTATTATCTACAATATTATTTTTATTTCTGAATTACAGGAATTCCTGGAGAAACTTTCCTTTCTCTTAATACATTTGGAGAATACTTACCCTTTTTCTTTATTAAAAATATTGCTATTATTATCCCCCCTATCAGAAAAATAATTATTATAGGTATATACCAATACTTTTTCAGATAAAATAATATTTTCCCACCAAAGGACAAACTGCGTTTAGCATTACATGCTTTTATATTTTCTTCTATATCTCCTCCATAAAACTGATTAAAAATTTGCGCTGATGTAATTTGGGTATTTGGTGGATATGTCTTCATGATATATTCAATATCTGTCCCAGACAACCTCAAATTCTGGGTTTCAGAAATACCGTTATTTGTTAAACTAGCAGGGAAAAAATACAACATAATTGAACATGGATCAAATTCTGATCCATTAATTTGATCTTTATCATATTTTTGAATAATATTAGTAGTAATTTTTTCTTCACTCCAATCAAATGGATCGTTCTCATAATACTGATATACCTTCTTATCATTCCAATCTATCGGTCCTCGTGGATTTTGGTGTTCGTGGACAAGACCCAATACATGTCCAAACTCATGAAGTACCGTACCCACATCAAACCATCCTAAATTCATCGTTACTGTCCCCTTATTTTCTTCTGAGTTAACATCCGTACCCACCAATGACCATGCTGATCCGGATTTAAAAGATATAACCACAGTATTATCGGACTTTTTAGTATCGTCCCACTCACTGTCCATATTAAAGTTAAATGTTAAATTAACAATAGGTTGTAGTCTTTTGCTTACTATATACTCTATCCATTGTGGTATAGTTCTACTGTCAGGTTTCTCAAAATATTCCTGTTGAATTGGGTCTATGGGACTGTTAGACGTATCCATTTTACTTAGCGGAGTAATTGTTAAACCAGTAGGGTTCAAATCAGTAAATTTAACATTAATAGTAGAGTTTGCAGACCATAATTTTTTCTTATAAAAAGCTGCAGTCACTTTATCAGCATCTTTAGAACTTAGATTTGCAGTATTTATATTTTCAAGACCTACTGTAGTACAAATTCGTTCTTGTGAATTATTAGTACTCATTTATTAAATAAGTATAAAATAAAAAGTTTATTACTAATAAATGGCATCAGCAGGTGGTTTATCATATTCAGGATTAACAAATTTTGGAAAAGCAACTCTTCCTTCTGTAGAAACATGGGGAACTAACATGAATATCCTTCGTGATCCACCTAAATCAGTGTACACAAGGAAAATAGACAAAGTAGGTGAAGATAGCTCAATAACAGAAATGATTGACGAAAGTGGAAATAGGGCGTGTGAAGCTATCAATGTATATGCTAGAGGAGTAAATCCAATGGTTAGTGTTTCGTATAGTAATTATGGAAATAATGGTGGAGGTGGTATGGCCGGAAGTCTTACTGGTCTATCTGATTCTTTCACTACTTTATCAGGGGCAGTTAATGGTACACAGGCTTCATTACCTTATAAACCAATGAATGGGGGAGCATTTAGACCTCCAATTAGAACCCAAGAGGACTTGTTACCACTTTCTCGTTTACCACGTGTGTGGACAACAGCATATACCCAACCAGGGTTTGTTGATTATAGTAAGAAAATACGTGAATGTCCAGAAAATGGAGAATGTATGAGGGAAATTCAACATGCGATTTCTACAAATATCAGACCGACAGCCCTATATAAAATCGAAAAACCTCTAGAACCAACTCTAGATGTCATGGATAAAATTCAATCACCCATTAAAACACGTGCAACTTCAGGTATGCGAACTATGGATAATACAAGACAAGAAGTTAAAACTCCCGTTAACACAATCATCGATAACACCTTACGTACAGCAGCAACAGCTAATTTAGCAACTAATCAAAATTTTGTACAAGGTAACAACATTTTAAGCACAGAACAGTTTGTACATGATAATATCAGAACTCAAAATGTAATGACAAACGGTAACTCAAACAATAGGAACAGCACTTCAATTGAAGATATTATATTAGTAGATCACAGTAGCCTACCAATTAACGAAAACTATCGTAATATTTCAGCTACCGCGGTTAAGACCGGTACAGATCAGGGCAAGTATATTCACGGGGATGTACTATTATCCCGTGTTATGCCAAACTATAATGCTACTACAAACGTATCCACAAATGTTATTAATAAACAACAACATAACTACGATAATAATATCAATTTATCTAGAAATGTACCCACAGGTAATTATGGCACCGTAGCTGTAGCCAGGGGAGAGGAAAATATAGGGTCTCGAAATGCACACCTTAACCCAAAAATTTCTGCTGGAGGATTTGATGGACGTGCTCAATTACCTAATCAAAATAGAATGCAACAAATTTCGGAACCCTACGAGACACAATCTAGTTCATTAGCTAAATTAGCAGCCGAAAATATGCATGGTAGATTCATACATAATGCTCCTTTTGCATGAAATTATTACGAAACAAGTTGGTGACATGGTGGTGGTTCAAAATGCACCGGAGTAGACAGTAAGACAGATTGCAATTATTTTGGTGTGTTCGGTGAGTGTTGGGACACAGAGTATCATTTGAAAGCTGTGGGTGTAGGTTGTGAATAAAAATTTATTATAAAATTATAATAAATTTCCATATTCTAAATATCCATATGGAATATTATCAGGAAAATCTTATCATAAAATTATTAGAAAAATATCCGATGGAAATAGAAGAAAATACACCTGATATAGATTATGATATACAAAATTTACTACGTAATTTTACTAATGGATATAACATTTATTTTCTCTCGCAAATTATACATAAATTTCTAGGTAATAAGAGTACATCTAGGATGAATGGTATTCATAATATATCTACTATTTTTCCCAATTCTATTGGAAAATTATATGTAGATACTGATAAATCTTCCATATACATTATAGATATTACCAAAAATACATATGTTATTATTAAGTCTTCAAAAGTCAAATCAAGACTTTCTTCCATTATAAGGGAATATTTCATAGGTATTAAAGCTATCAATAAACTGCGATATTATATACCTACATTTGTATATACTCTTGGAGCTTTCAAACAAGCTGTAAACGACAAAAAAGAATATTTTATAATGTATGAGAAGATACCAGGAAAGACTTTAACAGAATTTTTAGTAGGTGATAATATTAGTTTTAATGATTGGTTGATAATATTTGTGCAGATTTTGATAAGTCTCGAAGTAGCACAAAAAGAAATAGGTTTCACACATTTTGATTTACATACTAGTAATATTATGATACGTAAAGACATAGAAGTAAATTACAAAGTAAATTTGAACACCAAATCTTATACAATTCAGAATACAGTATTATTACCAGTTATTATAGATTTTGGATTGTCATCTGTATTGATTGATGATAATTTTATCGGTAGTTATGATTTACCACAGTATGGTATGTTAAATTTTATAGTTCCTGGTTATGATATGTATAAATTATTGTGTTTTTCTGTATTACATGCAAAATCTATAAGAGAAGATATATTGGGAATGTTTGATTTCTTCGGCTCTACCCCCTTCGGGTCTACTCCCTTCGGCTCTGGGGAACTTAAAAACAACCTTAGAATAGAGAATCCTGATGATATCAATAATTATTGTAAGGGAGTTACGTTTTCTGAAATTGGTAATATAACACCTCTGTTATTTTTGAATTGGATTTTTCAAAAATATGATTTAACTCATAATATATCAGAACAAAACAGGGATAATTATTTTATATTTGAGACAACTGATTTGACAATCAATAAATCAATCGTAGAAAATAAAATTTTAGATTACATGGGAAACAATCAGAGTTATATAATGTTAAAATATTTTGAAAATTTATGCATTAGATTTAATATACCTTTTAACAGTAAATATCATAAAAATAGTAATTACTTAATAAAAATCGATAATTGTATCTTGGATAAAGTTTTCAATATTCAATTACCATCTGACAATATAGACAATCTAATTAAAAACGTATTGACTATAAACTTACGCCACAACAATGCAGAAGATAAAAAGAAAAAGGTAGTTAAATTTTTAGAATCTATATTGTATGAAAGCGAACTACAGCCATACCTACAATTTTATTACACTATTTTAGAGTTAAATCTTAGAGAATTTGATGATTGGGTGAAAAGATTTGTAGAGTCAGATGTGTATAGCTTTTATTTTAGATATACTGATAAAATTAGTCGTACTTTAAGATGGTGTAATGCGTTATTGGCAAGTATAATAATTTAAAATAGGTTTATTAAATTAGTTTTATTTAATAAATGCCTACTACCACGTATGAAAAAGTACCGATGGTTAACCAACCAGCAGGTATGAAAATACGATTATTTAGACATCAGTTAGCCATTATATACAAAATGGAGAATTTAGAGCATAATCAAGTTGTTCATCAACGTGATTATATAAGAGAAACTAAAATGGGCATTAATGGAGACTTAACAGGGTTTGGTAAGACATACTCTATGTTGGGTCTAATTATTAGAGATAAAATGGAATGGGATATGGAAACACCATTCATAAATGAAACCATAACTATAGAATCTGGAGGATTAACAAAGCGTAGAAGTATTAAGAGGTACGAAAAATTACCTACTACACTTGTATTAGTTTCATCGTCTATAATAGGACAATGGGAAGAAGAAATTAGCAATACAGAATTACGTGTCAAAGTTATCACAAACAAAAAAGTTGTTGATTCTATTAAAGTAGAAGATTACGATGTTATTCTAGTCACACCATCAATGTACAATATTTTAGTAAAATCCTACAATGAGTATGCATGGAAGAGGTTTATATTCGACGAACCCGGACATACTCGCGTAACAGGTATGTCTGAAATTA